ATGAGATCCCTAGAGCCTTTGACAAAATTGAACAGCACTATTTTTCATAGTGTAGTACCCATCCTTTGTTAGAAAATGTCATCCCTTACACTCAACTCTAGCGTGCGTATCGTCAGCAAGAGTGGTAGCCAGCAGCGCACCACCATCCGAGAGGTGATCAAGCTCGGTTCTGGTAAGGCCTATGAGGGCATCATCATGCTGGATGAGTGGCCAAGCCTGCTTGAGGCCTACAAGGCAGAGCAGATCAACCCTCGTGCAACAATGAAGGAGAGGATTATCTCTGCCACAAAGGATCTTCATAAGGCGCTGACCCGTCTCAGCGAGCTTCAGAAAGAGTACAAGGCCATGAACACTCAGCACGGCGCCTATCTCGGCACCCGCTCCAGATCTGTCTGGGTCTAATTGAAATAGTCAGGTAAAAATTGATAACAGTAAGCCCATTTTTCATCAGTACCCCCAGATATAAGAAATGTCAAGCATTGCTTCTATCTTCAACCCCGAGGAGATGGATGACTTCCTGCCCGTCGGCGCTCATCTCCTCCCCCAGGAGTTCCAGAACTTTCTTTACGAGTGGAACCTTACTATCACCAAAGAGACCGGCCACTGGCTGGGCGAGCCAAGGCGCATCTTTCAGAACACCTACCCAGATGTCTGGCGCCGGTGGTCAGATGAGAACAAGAGGTTGAGTAAGCTCTACGCCACTGAGCTGGCTGCGCTGAAGGCGTATCAGAAGGAGCATGCAAACGATAATGCAGACTAGATGCCTGTTTAGCCTATTCGAAAATTGAAGTTTACTATTTTTCATGCTAAAGTATCCCTCCGTTGTTAGAAAATGTCTAGCTCCAGTCAGTCTAACATTGATCAGACGCCTGTAACTCTAGCTTCTACGCCTCTTCAAGTGACCATACCCAGACTCACACGTCAGAATGCCTACGACTACAAGCATAACGTGGAGACCTGTGCATGCGGAACCTGTTACAAGGCCCGAGTGGACTCAGGTACCCAGGATGCCTATCTGAAGAAGTGTCTGGAGGCTAGCTTGATTTCGATAAAGAACGCCTCTAGTCGTCCAGCAACTGGAGACGCAGCCATCGCCATAGCATCTGCTGCATGCGGCCCTGGAGGAGGACCAGGCCACCCGGACTTTGCAAAGAACCTCTTTGCGGCAATGGGTACTCCGCATGACTCAAAGTGCCCACATGGGCTTCCGTTCTACGCCTGCATGCCCTGTAGCCATTAGGCAAGGTAGCCATTAGGAATAAAAGAAGTGTACAGATATTCAATAAAGAACCATTTTTATCTGGTTTTCAGAAAACAGATAAAAAAAGGTTACCGCCTGCGGGGATCGAACCCGCGACATTGTGGTCTCATACGGCTTGCACCAGTTAAAAGCCACACGCTCTACCAGCTGAGCTAAGACGGTTTATGCTTTCGCACAATTAGACTATGCGAGCTGGCCACTCAATTTTTACCCCGCCATTTTTTTAACAACCCGCAACTGATGCAGGTATATTGAATGAGATGGATAAGAGGGTGTCAGCATCTCTTGTATAAGTAACCTGACTAAAGTTAATCATGATCAGAGACCCATCCGGTTGAACATAGAGATCTACTCCCTTCAATGCTATATCATAAAATATGAAAGTCTTTATACTGCTCACTAAGAGCTTCATGTAGACATCTACAGAAAAGGGGTCTAAATGAGACCACGTAGACTCTTCTGAAAGAGGTCTACTCCTATCAAATTCCTCCACCATGTATTCTGAGACTCCTAGTACAATCTTTGGAACTCTCAGAATCCCAGCGTTGCCAGGAATCTCAGAAAGCAGTTCGCCAATTCTGACGTGGTCGGCCTTTTCTGAAGTGCTGTACTCCTTCAGAGTTATCAGATTCATTCTGCAATTAATGAAAAATTGCTGTTTAAGATGACAGCGGTCCTGGCTATCACTTACTGCGCCCTACAATGCCCTGAGAATGTATAAAGTCCTTGATCACCTCAGACTTCTCAGTCCAGTCAAGCTCAGTAAACTCTCGTGACCAAGGAAAGACAGGCATGGCTCTTAGTACTGCATCAATGTGATTCTTATAGCCAGGGTGCTTGGTCTCCATCTCATCCATTGCCCTCTGCGTAATACGAGACGGATGACCAGGATGAAGGCCGCACCCTTGCGGCGAGTCAAACCACCGAGATGGATGCTCATAGAGTAGCTCAATGCAGCCAATTAACTCCTGATGTTTCTTTTCCTCATACACCTTCGTCTCCTCCTTATGAATCATCTCCCAGTCTGCCTTGATAGGCATCAGAACTCTCTTCAAGTTAGACACCGTCGTGAATGGGTACTCGAACTTCTCGCATAGCAGCTTCAGGGTATCCTCTCGCCCATCCTGCTGTTGCCACGTATCACATCTACAAAGAAGGCTATCCACTGTCCACAGATCAATCTGCGCCTTCTTGTAGGTCTCGCGTGCAGCATAGCGCTTCTTCTTAAAGACCCAGGTGTCCCAGTCTTTCAGGGCGGATTGGTAGTCCCATAAGAGACCCGTCCCTGAAGCCCCGCTATGGCCAACTGTCGTCAGCTTCATGATCTGATCAGCAATCGGCCCTGAGAAAGAGTACTCGTTCCTGCTTTTCTTTGTGTAGTTCTTGAGCCACTCCTTTGCCCCGTCAACCTTCTCAAGGGCGGCCTTCAGGTCAGTATAATAGAAGGGACTGTGTTGAGGAGGCAGCCAGTCAAAGGTCTCAACTAACTCCTTCTTGTTGACTCCATGCTCCTCAGAATAGGCGGCCCATCCGCCAACGAGAATCTTCTGGCTGGACATCCGAGAATGAGAGTATTAAAAATAACAATCACCCACTACGTCAATTTTTTACTTCAACGCGGCGAATCCCTCCACATGAGACCATTCGCCCCCATCTCTTCTGGATGAGAAACGGGTACCATTCTCGTGGCCACGATCACCTTGGGTGGCTCCTTAAAGTCGTGACCACCAACCGTGATAGCCTCCTTTATCTCTTCCTTTCCCAGCCTATACTTCTGCCTGAGCTTGTCTGCAAGATTAAAGAGAAGCCTGCTCTTGGCATCATCCTTGAGATGAGCCATGGAGCCTCTCAGAAGAAGGAAGAGTTCATTCAACGATATATCCAGTTTAGCAGAGTCATCCATTCTATTTAGGTGAAAAAATGGTTAGTCCAATAAATTATCAATTTTTCATGTAGCAGATATTCACTTCAGCACAGCCGAGATCGTAGATGCCATCTGTGACGGCATGTTAAGAGTAGATCCCAGCTTTGTCCTGTAGATCTTCTCGGTCAAAGCAAACGGCCGAGTGAAGGATCCACAGCTCAAAGGACATGAGATGCAGCCACGGGTAAGTGTGCGCACCTCTCCAGGGACCGACTTACATCCCAGACACTTGTCATTCTCATCACGTGCCTGACCCTCCGTAAGCTCCAGAATATTCATGGTACCTGTCTCATCATCCTTGTCCGTGATGTAGATTCTGCACTCAAGGATGAAATAGTCTTCCTTGGGCACAATGCTAACGAAGTAGCCCTCTTCCCTCAGTGCACGGAGCTTGTAGTGAATCTTGTCAAGGTCGAACTTGTTCATTCTTGCAGGTACTAGATACTTAGAAAGTAGTGAGTTCAATTTTGGTATTTTAGTTTTCAAGGGTCTAAAAACCGGAAGGATATATACCATAGAGATGAGGACGTGCCTATCCAGTTTCAGCGACTTCTTTAAAGATCTAGCATGTGTACCACACGATACAGTAAAAAATGTGGAGGAGACTAAGCCGCCTGCTTGTATCAATGAGGTAAAAAATGATCCTCCTAAGGAAGAGCCTAAGAACACTCTAGATGAGAATGATGAGAATGATGAGAATGATGAGGTAGAGGAAGTAGATTCAGTCTACGACGATACGCCTACTGATGCTCCTAGGACAACTGCCTTGGAAGCATGCCTTATTCTTACACCCCTTATTCTTGGAATAGTGTATTCTTATGCGATGACCAGTATTATTTATAACAAGTGATACATATTAATCAACAATCATCTCATTACTTGCCCTTGCATAGTACACATTAAGCTCTGCATCTAGCTCATCCTGAGTCCTGTAGTCAGACCTCCAGATACTCTGGCTGGAATAAGGAACAAATCCCTCCGGTTCCCCTGTAAGACCAAGATCTCGCGCCTCATCCTCAGCAACCTGGATAAAGCCCCTCGAGTTCCAGGTTGCGTTGGTGTTACCATCCAGATGATAGTCATTCGGGTGGAATACATCGGATGATGCAAGCATCATCTGTACAGATGCAGAAGATCCAAGAGCAGTTAGTCCATCCGAATCCATTGTGCCAGTTTCAGTAATACACTGGCCTTGAGATACCTCATACAGGAGGTTATGAGCGAACAGGATTGCATCCTGACGCCTCGCCTCAGAGAACTGAACCAGAATATCAGAGGCGCTAGAACGGTGAATCCAAAGAATAGGCATGGTATGTAAGCATGGAGTGGCTTCGCCAAGTCAATTTTTTTATGCGTAAAAATGAAGCTAGATGAAAACCAAATAATATTAAGATGATTCGTTTAACCGACCCGTTTGTGAGAGCTACATGTGAAAAATTCAATATAGATGAGAGTCATGGACAAAAGCATTCTGCTCGAGTTATGCAGATTGCAGATGATCTGATGAATTCTATTCCTGATATAACTGAGGAGCAACGTCATATGGCTATGATGGCATCCGCGCTCCATGACCTCTGTGATCACAAGTACGTAGATGAGGAGGTAGGTGCATCTTTAATAAGAGATTGGTTAGTTGATGTTGTACGATGGAGAAGAGATATAGCAGATAGCTTGATTTCCATTATAACCACAATGTCATATTCCAAGCTAAAGAAGCAAGTTGATTCAAGTGGTAACCCTGTCTTTCCTGATCACGGGAAGTGGCAGGTTTCCTATGAAATCGCCAGACATGCAGATCTCCTTGAAAGCTACGTGGTTGCGAGATGTGTCATTTACAATAAGCATATTCACCCTGACTTAGAAGAAGATGCGCATTGGAAAAGAGCTAGAGAGCTCTTTGAGGAGAGGGTTTTCAGCTATGTAAAGAATGGTTGGATTACTCTACCAGGTGCTTTGGCACTGGTACCTTCTCTAGAGGCAGAAGCTCGGAGGTGCTTGGATGAACGCTGTATGGACTGGTGATGTATCTAGGCAGGTAAAAAATTGAGTCGCTGTAGTCAACTATAGCTAAGTGTGCCCTAGTAGCGCAATGGATAACGCGTCAGCCTTCTAAGCTGAAGATTGTGGGTTCGATCCCCACCTAGGGTATTACCTGTTAAGGGTATGCCATTAAGGCTTTTTTTGTCTTTATTATAAGCCAAAGAATGTCTTGTTTCTTACTCAAGATACTCATCCTCCTCATCCTGGCTGTAGAGGTACTCATTCTGCTGCTTACGCTGATGAGCAGCCCGCAGACGCTTGTTCCTCTTGGATCGCGACTCCACCTTGATCCAGCCAGTCTGGGGCTCGTGCTCAACTGCAGATGTCACGGCCGTATGAAAGTTCATCTGAGCAGGCACGGGGTGATAGACCGTGCAGCAGGGCATATCGCAGATGACCTTCTTACCGCGATACTTCTTCACATAGTTCTTGGGCATCACGTCAGCATGGCTGAACACTGCGCCCACCACTGGAGACCCATCGCGGTTCATCATCTGTACATGGCCCGTAGACTCTGCCTTCGAACCAAAGCCTCGTGCAATAGTCTTCATGGCCTCGTCCACTGCAGCATGGAGCTCAGCCTGGTGACTAGGGATGATCTTCTTCTGGATCTGAAGAACACTGAGGGGCGCGACCTTGATCTGCGTCAGGCTCAGAGGCTCCATCGTGCCCTTGACACTCTTCTGGTTCTTCTGGCTCATTTCTGCTGGGTGTAGTAACCAAGTAGGCATGAGGCCATTCAATTTTATACTTTTTAAAAAAAAGTATGTCAAAAACTTCTTTAGAAAAAAGCGCGCAAAAAATAACATCTTAAACTACAGACCATATTAAACATAATCCTCCATATTAATGTCTACAATCTCTTCTGCAAACAATGGCTCCAGTGGGCTAGCTGCACCAAATGCCTCCTGCCAAGTCTGGAGTACCAGCCGATACGAATCAACCAACTCAGACTTGGCCCCTGGCAGCGTCGGATTCTCAATCCATTCCGCAAGTCGCTTCTCAGCAACAGAAACCGTGAACGGGATGCGATCATCCCAGAGACTTCCACAGACATCCTCGTATGCATTACTAACGCTATCATTTTGAAGCTGGTAAATGACTTCGGAATCAATGCACAATGCAACGACACGAACAGTGATCCGCTTCCACTCAAGAACACCAACCAAGTGCGAGCCGACCTTAGTACAGAGCCGATTAAAGATTTCCCTGGTAATAGGCTTCTTATGACTAATAAAAGCATCAAGGCACTGCTCAAATCCAGGCTGAATGCCAGTGGCTCCCAGGATTCCGAGCATCTCAATGATCTTAGCTGAATCGGCCCCATGAAGCGGGATATCATCAAAGTTAAGCTCACCATCCTCGCTATCATCATCGTCGTCGTCACTGTCGTCTTCTGCAGCTGCACTAATTTCTGGCTTGTGCACATCCTCCAGCTGGGTCATATTCTTGCGGCACATTGGGCAAGAACTGTCCTTCTGAGTATGAAACCATTTGCTAAGACATCCCAAGTGAAACGCGTGTCCACAGGTTAGTTCCGCCTTCCCAGTGACGGCAGCATCCAGAGTACTATAACAGATCGGGCACTCACACATTCTTTTGTAAAACAGAGTTGGTGTAAAATATACGCCAACAGTATACTTCAATTTTATACTTTTTAAAAAGTATGTCAAAAATGGTATCTGTGAATGTAGATGTGAACCCCTTTTTCAATGTAAAGATACGTTATGGCTTTTTCTTCAACGTCAATCTCGTTGCAATCATTATCCAAATTATCCGCATGCTTCTGCTTTACCGCATCTACCGCCTCCTTATAGGTTTTGTAGGCATCGGCGTAAGCTTCTCCGTTTTCAATGATGACATAGATATTCATACTTAGTTATAAGTATGAATAAGTATGAGTTATTCAATTTTATACTTTTTAGAAAAAAGTATGTCAAAAATCTTGTAGTCTTTTTGCATTAGGCGTGTATGAGCGATACAAAGATCATCAGACCCAAGATTTGAAAGATAGACTTGGCCGGGCGAGCGAACTCAAACAGCGGTACTACACTATTATTCCACAGCCACATACCAATGAAAGCCACAATGCAAACTGCTAAGAAAAATGCCAGCAAAGAAGCTAAGGCTTCCGCATAAGCCGGCGGGGGCTTGTACGCTTCCGCACCTCCAGGATTCGTATAGCCCTCCACTGCAGCGCGCATTAGATTAGATAAGACCGGTACAGCCATTCTACTCTAGCTGATTTTTTTCGTATACAAGCGCCTCCTTAGTCTTTACAGTCTTCTTACTCTCCAAGAAATCCAAGAGACCCTTCGCTACCTCCTCAGACTTCAAATGCTCCGCAGCAAGTTTGACCATATCCTTCTTGTTGATCGGTGCCTTTCTCACACTCTTCTTATATAGAACACGCGCATTGGACGACTTCAGATCCAAGGCCGCGATACTGTGCTTCTTCATTGTCCCCATGATGGTCCCCTCCATGGCCGCACACTTGGCATTCTGCTCACTGATCTGCTCCAAGATTACACGCTTCTGCTCAAGCAGCTTACGCTTCTCCTCCTGAACCCGCTTCCACGCCGTTAGCAATGCAGGCAGATTCTGGAACTCCTGCTGCTCCTCGGGAGTCATTTGAATGTCAGTGTATGAGCTTTCAGTTGTACTTTTGCTGATCTGCGACATGCTTCTAAGATAGAATATCGCAGGCAGTTTAGGCCTAAAAATTAAACCTGTAAGTATGCCCGAATTTGCCATAGCATACTAATGACTCCTCTTGAAGTCGGCACATCCTTTCTCGAGACTCTATGGTTTTCCTATGCCTGTCGAATTGTAGAAAAGGCCATTGAGGTCTATAAGCTAGATGAGGACAAGGCCAATGAGATAAGAGCCAAGTTTCTCAAGCGCGGAGAGTTTATCGTAAAGGCTAGCTAATCAAGAAAAATACAACTTCACTCTATTCTGAATATGTTGTCTACAGACATGGCAGCTGATTGTTTTTTTAGAACAACTTGAACAAAAGGTGTGTCCACAAGGCACAAAGGCCATCACTACCACTTCCGTCATACAAACGCAACATAGAGGCTCTGCAGAATTCATCACACGCTGGGATGTCAGAACATCGCGTATAGCCGAGTATTTCTGAACGGTACTCATATAGTCCCAGTACAACTTCTCAACAGGGTGCTTCTCAAAGAGTTTTACGATATAGGTCTGAATCATCTCATGAAATCCTTCTACCTCTAGAGGGTCCAAGGTAGATACTTGAATTAATTTCTCGGCGGCAGAATCTAGATGTCTGCACTCTCTATAAAGCCGCTGATCAAGATTAATGAGTTCGTCTCCAGTTATCTTCATATAGTCAATGAGAGACTTGATCACATATGACCAACGCTGTAGGGGTGTTTCAGTAGCCTTAGACTCTTCTAGTGACTTGATATACGTGTTCAATTCATCTAGACCATTCACCTTGTTATCTACGATAAAGTCTTTCAGATAGAGAAGTGAAGCCTTACTCGTATCGAAGCCACTAGGGTTTGTTCCTGGTGTCAGAACCTTCCCGTATTTCATCAGAATATGACTGGCAAATTTTACCGTGTGTTTCTCTGGAAGAGGTGTCTGCATTAAAAAATCTATAATAAATTCTTGATGGTGTTGAATAATATCGCGAACCTTCTTACGCCAGACTCTCGCCTGTTGATTCCTCTCATTAATATCATTGAGGTGATAAAGTGAAACTGAGGTCACCGTCGATAATAAAGAATTCATCGGTGCTGTACCGTCTGCATCCGGGAAATCAGCTGAAGCAAATGCGGTACCTGGAACATATCCAGATTCTAACTCTGTTATATTATCTTGCATCTGAAAGATATCTGCAAGATAATATAAATGAATAATTGAGTATCAGCGCAGAATTATAAATCATCCATCGTGATCTCTTTCTCTTCCTCCTTCGGCTTTGTCACAGTAACCTCAGACAAATGATTCGCCTCCTCAGCGAGATTTTTAACACCTGCTGCTCTGACTGCCTTCCACTCCACCTTCGGCTTTGTTGTATACTCTTCCTCCTGATCTTCCTCAGCAGAATCAAAGAGATCATCATTCGTCGCCGCCGCTGCAATGGCCTCGGCCTTCTTATCCTCACCATTCTCAAAACTCTTTGCCATAGAAGTAATCGTATCAATGTGCCGAAAGATATGAGGATTGATTCCTGCAGTCTTCAACTGTGAGTACTGCTCTGCGGGATATTTTCCAAGAATATCGCCGCGATCAGAATGCTTACCCTCTAGCAGCTCCTGTTTAGAAATTAGATCGTCGCGATAACTGAGTAAGACAATATCTCCAACATAGAACCTCACCTTCTTTTTAATCCCCTCAGCAATCTTACAGATTCGAGTCTTATTATCCTGACAAAAAACGCTTGCATTCAGACTTCCCACCAGCTTCATAATACATCCCACATACTGATCAGACTCCTTTTCTATAAAGGTGACCTCTTCCTCATCGTTACCTTTCTTGAATTTCTTGTATCCTTTTCCTCCTCGTATGTTCGGCATCCTTATAGTAAAAAGGTCTAAGTGGTTTAGGCCTTATTAAAAATTTGCTTCTTAGCTTCCGCATAACTCATCTGGACTATGGGTGACTGAGGATCCTCGGGTTCAAGACGCACATCTACGATAGCCTCATCCGGTATTTCGCTAGCACCACCTCTATGCAGCCTTCCCGGACGTCTTAAGCTTGATTGTCTTCTTCGGCTTCTCTGCTTGTATGTCTGATTGCAGTGCTGCTTGCGATGATTCTTTGACCGTTGGCGACGGCTTACACTTGAGCTCTTTTTTCTTTGGTGACTCATCCTTCTGAACTGGCCTTACATTTTTCATAAGATCAAGCTTCTTTCCATTCATCGCCGCAAAATTAGTAAGCTGCTTCACATTCTCCTTGCCAGATGAGTTTGGCAAATTGTAGCTAGCAAGAGTGGCCCTGATATTTGCTGTGTGCGAACCATCCTTGTCTTCTGGAATCTCCAGAGTCGGCCTGCATTGACTACAGTGAAGCTCAGAATACGCTTCAGCTTGAGGCTTTTCAGATACTGGTAATCCCTTAATCTGCAACCTAGCATTATCCATCCTCTCCCTCGCCAGATCAGACATAATATGAGCGCATGGGACAGGTCTCATATTTACAGTTGAAATTGGTGTCTTCTGATCAAAGGGGATCTTGTGGTGGATACGGAGGGAGAGGGGGATCAGTTGCTCAAAATACTCTGGAACCCTAGAGGTCCACATCTTCAGATTTGTGCACTTCAGAGTGCTGTGACCCCTAACCTTACAACAACTGCATACGAGAGAGAGTGCTATAGGACAGACAGAAGGATCATGCTTCTTGTCAGTCTTGAAGATCTTTGAGCAATGATCACACATCTTTCGTTAGTTTATTTACCGGCTCAAGTGCGATTCAACTTTTTTTCGCATTTTAATCAAAAATTAAACGTAAGAGAGAACTAGATGAGTGCTCCTGCAGGTGGCGCTGGTTCTGCAGCAGCTGCAGCTCCTCAGATAATGATTAATACAACGAGTACCCTACCAGAAGCTCATCCTGATAAGGATGATGCAGACGCAAAGGCAGAAAGGGCCTGGAAAAGATACCTGTTTTATGTTCTCGGATATTGTGATACCTTTCATGACTTTGCAGATGCACGCAATACAATTGGCGAAGGGACATCTTTAAAACTTGGTGTTAAAGGATCAGTAAGAAGCGCATATGTTCTTAATAATATAATCAATACAATGGATGATATTAATTTTCCAGCCATATATGGAACAATAGGGGGTGGGGGTACATTTGAAAAATCAATGTATGCTACATTTACTAATTTCTTATTCAACCCCCTTTTTAGTGTATTAGATAGAAGATATAGTGATAATATACAAGAACATATATCAAAAATTCACGCAATACCTACAGGCATGGCATTTCAGCAATTTACAATAGGAAATGGAGATGTATATTTTGCGGATCTAGCTGGTGGAGGCGGAGGTGGATCTTCAGCAGCTGCAGTGCTTGATGACCTACCAACAACCTCTATCATAGAGTTACGTATACCTGCTAAAGTGTATGGTGATAGATGGCAAAATAAGTTTATAGATTTTCTTCATCATCTCTTTCCTAATTGTCTAACCAGTGGGAGGCTAAAAATAGTAGAGGATACTGCAACCTTTCCTAGAGAATTATTCACTTCTAATCCTGCAAATTTTGCAAGATTTCAGAAGCTAGATGTTCCTCAGACGCGCTGGGACCCAGCTGGGTTAACACAATTTAATGATAAGAATATGACAAACCTAGTAAAACCAAATATCAATGTTTCTGCACCATCCTTCAGATCTCTTGAGGCCTTTTCTACAGGCCCTGATACAATTTTTTCTAAGAATAGTGCGTATTTTATACAAGATGCTAGAACAAACTCATTAGTTTTGCCAGGACAAAATCCAGCAAGAATAGATAATCTACGTGCTGGCCCAACAGTAAATCACTTATTTATGCATATTATTGTACATTCAGATTTAACGCCTATTTGTGCGGCGTTAGATTCTACCCCTGCTACTATAGCTGCAAGATCCGAGTCAATAAAACGTGACGCTAAACGCCTTATTAACGCTGCCAATAATCCGCTCAAGGGATCTAAAAATATAACTCTTAAACTGCAACCAGGTGATGTATCTGATCCAGCATTACTCAGAAAATACACCACATCTAAGCGTACTGGCGACTATGAAAATACTAATGCTGCCAAGTATCATAATGCCGTTTTATTCTGTGGTGATGAGCCTGAATTTGTTTACGCAATGCTCAATGAACAGCCTGCTATCTATCACACTCATGAAGCAGGTGGGCATAAATTCCGTATCTATAATCCTAAAACATTCGGATTAACTACTGAAGAACAAGAAGTAAGGGAGAGAGATCAAGTTATAACTAACTATATACACAAAGCATTTGAACTGACACGTCTATTTACCAATGTTAAAACACATACTATGGCATTTTTTGACAGCATAACAAGAATATTTCCTGAAGCATTGACATTTCCTGAATCGACTGATTCAAGAGAAATCCAGCGGATATTAAAATACATTATTTGCATTGTTATAATAGGAAATACACCATTAATCAAAGAATTAAAAAAGTCATATACAACATTTGAAAGATTGACTGGCCCTATCAAAGAAAAGTTAAGTCAATACAACATTGAAGGTGTAGATAATGAGCATTTTCAACAACTAAAGAGTAGACTGTTAGCTGTAGTAGAAACTGAGAGTGAACTTAATAATCTTAAAGAGGAAATTGCAAAATTAGATGCTACTCTTAAAGCTCCTCTAAATGCTACTAATAGATCACTAAATATCAACCTTACTAATGCGACACCCAATAGTATGGATGCTTTTAGAGAAACCAATTCAAACCCATTATTCAAATTAAGTACTGGTCGAGGTTATACTCTGCAATCTCCTCTATTTCAAATTTTGAATAACTTAAACTCAGTAATTCCAGAATTAATAAAGAGTTATAATTTTATAGCTTCTCAAGGTGAAGCTAAAGGTTCAGCGCGAAGTATAAAGGCTAAGATGGCTTCAGAAAAGAATGAGATTATTAAAAAACTAAAAGGGTTTGGTATACCTGAGAGCTTTTATGAAAAATCTGAAGCCGATAAATCTGCAGAATACACTGCATCAGCCTTAGCTCTAAAGGCGGTGATAGAAGAATTCAAAAGCCAGGCGGGTGGGGTTACTAACAATCGTAGATATACTAGACGTAATATATCATCTGCAAAAAAATATCCAGGCACCCGTACTAAAAATAGAAAGCGCCAAGATAAACAAGTGCATTCTAATACAAATACAAAGTCACATATTAATCTGGATAAAGTCCCAGCTTCAGAACTATACAAATATATCAAAGAGTCTATTATAAAGTTGGGTGATGCTCCTTTTGGATTGACAAACGAACAGTATGCGAATCAGATTGTATTTCGTATGATAGTCATCGATTCGATGCATGAAATTATAGGAAAAAAGACCAATATATACGTAAATAAGCCTATAACTCCTACGAGACTGCGGAAACACCTACTTGATAATGCTATTTATTCTGAATCTGACGGTGAGATTAACCAAGATCAAGATATAGTTGAGATTATGACTGCTAAGAAACTTAAGCTACATGTACAATCAGGAGGGGTCTTATCATCTGAAGAAGATATACTACTATATAGAATTTACATTGACGGATTTATTCCTTTATGGGATACACTTCATAGAAATGGGACATTTAGTCCGAGAAATTCAATATTAATTTCAATTATTAATGGATCATTTATAGAACTAGTGATACCCTTACTAGAAGAGTTAGAATCAATAGAGGCAGTATCACCCGAAATGCGATCTATTGTTAACTCTGCAAAAACTGCATTAGGTAAAATCAACCGATTCATAGATTATTCATTCAATAATGAATATTATATTTATATGCCTATTAATTTTACTATCACATCTACTTTTGTAAATCAAGCCGATTTGAATGCAATAATTAACATGTCTGAAAAAGATTGCTTTAGTGTTAAGAGCGGCAACTATAGCGCAACAGATAGATTTATTAGAAGTATTGAAACCTATTTAAGTTTTCTAGGAAGTGTATTGAAAGTATCAAAGCGAGTAGTTGCATGGTCTGAGGCGGATGAAGGTAAATTTGAGGCCGAATTAGAAAAAATAGGCGCTCTAACCCAAGAAAATTACGAATCCCATATGACAAGTATAATTCCTTATATGAATGATAATATTAGTTTTATTTTACAATTACACTACCGCTTCTTTTATCAAGATACAACCGATACAATTATAGATATTAATCCTATAGATATAGAACAAATCGCTGATGATCAGCCCAGTGCAGGTGGGGGTGCTGCTGCGGCTACTTATGAGACTATGGGTGGCGGTAGAAGACATGTTGTAGGCCATGAGCGCAAAAAGGGTAAACGTCGCAGTTCGCCTAGAAGACTTTCTCTGAAGAATAGGTAGATAGATGTCGACTACATGCTTCCCACTGGGTAAAATGCAAGGTCTCACCTATGCACAACTCATAAAATATTCATTTGCAGTTAATATATTCAAGCAGGTTGAAGCCTACAATGCAAATGTGGCAACTTTACGTCTTGCTGGCAATTTATCCCAATCATACTATGATTTTGTAAATACAGATGAAAAAGCACAATACACTTTAGGATTTTCTCTCCTTGTTCAAAATGATCCAGCCTACGCTAATTATGTCCCCGTACAAAAAGTCTAAGGGGGTAATAGATGTCAGATACAAATAATATGACAAATTGCCCATGCTTGGTTCAGCAGTTTGAGCCCATTATAACTAATACTGTGGCTTTTCAGAATGCTGCCAATACAATCTACCAGGCAAAGGCTGCCACTGTCGCAGCATCCAAGGCTGGGACTCTCGGCAATGCCGCAAATGGTCAACCCACGTTTAAATCTGATTTCGAGCGTATGCAGTACTTAGTTGGGCGGCAAAACCAAGCATCCTGTGGTGTCCGCAAGAAGGTCTTTGCTAACCGGTACTGATAAATGCTTCTCAAACTCCTTCAAGCGCACTTGTGTAGACATCGCATGTCTTCGCAATTGCTCCTTCTTCTGTGTCTGCCAGTGGACATACCAGAGGCCCCAGGCTTCCACGATATGCGTTTTCATCTGGATCTCCGGGTCAAATGGCATTTGCTTAGTGGTATAGGTAAAAAATAGGTTAGATCAGAATATCAATTTTTACCTATGCCTTGCGAGATCTTGGAGCTAGGCTCTCCCTGAATGCGTTCAGCCACGTATCTGGAGGCTGGATCCACGTTGCCTTCTTTGTAGCTGCGTCGTAGGTTCCGAGCTTGAGATCTGACTGCGTGGTTGCTGCAGTGGTAGCCTGCTCAGGACGAAACGCGAACATATTAGCACCCTTCAGATAAACCGGGATTCCGTCAATGATCTCTACTCCGTGGCTGGGCATACTTATTTAAGTAGTTAGATGCGATTCATTTTTTGACCTTCAGTGGCCTAGAAGTCTACCTCTGTACTGAAGCTCATCTCCTCCTGGGTCTTACCCACACCCGCCTTGGAATAATTCGCATTCCTCTTCTCAAAGAAGTTGTCCTTGCCCTCCAGGGAAATACGCTCCATGAAATCAAAGGGATTTGCCGCAGAGAAGATCTTCGGGTAGCCAAGCTGCTGAACCAGACGATCTGCCACAAACTCAATGTACTGACTCATCAGGGTAGAGTTCATCCCAATCAGCTCACACGGCAGAGCCTTCGTGATGAAGTTCTTCTCAATCGTCACCGCCTCCTTCACAATCTTGTTGATCTGGCTCTTCTTGAGCTTGCCAGTAATCTTGGAATACAGGAGGCAGGCGAAATCCGTGTGCATCCCCTCGTCCCTAGAGATGAACTCGTTACTCGTCGTCAGCCCAGGCATGAGCCCCTGCTTCTTCAGCCAGAAGATAGAGCAGAAAGAGCCACTAAAGAAGATGCCCTCAACCACCGCAAAGGCAACCAGTCTCGTAGCAAAGTTTGCCTTCGAGGCATCCAGCCACTTCATAGCCCACTCTGCCTTCTTCTGAATAGCCGGCATCGTGTTGGCCGCCTCCAGAAGCTTCTGCTTCTCCGTCTTGTCATCAATGTAGGTGTCAATCAGCAGAGAATACATCTCCGAGTGAATCGCCTCCATGAAGTTCTGGTTCGCATAGAAGAAGCGTGCCTCAGGTGACTGAACCTCATTCTGGAAATTCAGAGACAGATTCTCCATAAGGATGCCGTCGCTCGCTGCAAAGAAGCCAAGTACGTGCTTGATAAAGTGCTGGGTATTCGCATCCAATTTAGCCCAGTCCTTCATGTCCTTTGTCAGATCAACCTCCTCCACAGTCCAGAAGACTGCAATCGCCTTCTTGGTCATGGCGAAGATATCAGCATGCTCAACGGGGAATAGAACATGGCGCCTGGGGTTCGGGGTCAGAAGAGGCTCTGTTACCTCTAGGGCTGCAGCAGTCGTCGTGTCAGCAGCGCATGCAGCTGCAGCAGATTCTAACAGATTTAGCGCAGGTGGCTCAAGCTTGGCAGCCCGGGGTTTTCGGCTAGGAGATCCCTTAATAAGTGGCTGCTCTGAAACAATAGTTGCGAGGTGCTGCTCCATTCTGGACCTGGACAATATAATCATTTCGGACATTTTATCCATTGACTAGTACCAAATGGAAACTTTTCTACCTAACCAATTTTTAGGCTTGGTTAACTAGATGGAAGGTGGTGCAATTATAGGAGAAGGCGCAGAAGGGTGTGTTTATGCTCAGCCACTATGGCCTTGTGCTGCAGATAGACCTAAAGATGGTGAAGCTCCTCAGGGGTCTGACCCCAGCGTTGTAGGCAAAATTGTTAGCAAGGGCGATTCTGAACATATTTATCTGGAAGCTGCAAGAGATATACTAGGCCAAGAGCTTTCTATGAAATTTCTTGCAGGTATCCGAGGCATGTGTTCTCCTGCGAATGATCAACACCCTCCCTCCCAGGATCATCTCGGCAATTACAAGCAATCCAAGGATGCACTTATGAAATGGGAGTCGAAAGGCTTTGCATGTGGCCAAATGAAGGGAGCACTAAGCAAGACAGGCATAACTGACAAGTACAATCTCATGTTCATTTCACGTTATCCCTCTACTCTTGAGCAGTGGGCAGAGACAGTAGGGAAAAAGAACATTCCCAAACCTTTCATCATAAAAGCTATCAATGATGCAGTCCCACCGCTCTTGAATATCCTACAAAAATTCTATAAACATCCGACCCTAGAACTAATCAATATGGATCTCCATCACAAAAACATATTTATCCGAGCAACAGGGTCTAAGCTGCAATTTGGCATCTCAGATTTCGGTCAATGCTATTTCCGGCGACTAAACGATCCCAACACATCAATACCATACTTTTCATATTATCTGGAACGGTTCTACACGGTCAGAATTCCCATGTATGTCGGATTCCGCCAGATTCCCTTTGAGACCCGACTCATTGACTTTTGCTTAAAAAACAAAATGGAAAACCACAATCCTGGCCAACTCATTGATTCCTTTGTAAATAATTCGAAGGTAAAAGAATATCAGGCAAGTTCCAACGATATTGTTTCTATGAATCTCGATATGTATTGTGCCTTTTTAATTAAGAAGCCACTCTTCATCCAGGCGGTTGAGATGATTCAATCTATAATCAAAAAAATACGGAAAATGCAAGCCGGTGTACCGCCCCAGTTAAATATAATGCCTGTAGATGAATTCATCTTTCTAGAATTCTGTATGACGCGGTTCTTGGCAGTTGCCCCCCTAGTTACAATCTTAGAACAAACCCTCTTTTTGTCAGAAGGTCTCTATGATCAGGCCAAACAGATTTCCAATGAGCGTATTAATGGGATTAATCCAGGGGCAAGTGGCGCAACAAAAAAGCCTGAAATCTATTACTTAACTGAATACATTAATCGCATTACTCTGGCCCCTTATTCGGGATCAATACAGGGGTCATCATTGATAGGCTCATTGAAGTCGGTAATGGCAGTAGATCTGACTGCGGTCTGGGCAGACGTACTAGCAGGCAAATGATTAATCTCGGCAAAGAACTCCTTCACCTTCGGATGTACCATAAAGGCATTCGGGGCCAAGTCCCAGATATAGAGGCAATCTAGTGACTTGACTCTTGACAAGGCGACATAGGCCTGACCGTACTCAAATGTGTTATCTCCAATATCAATCAATGCACAATCCAGAGTGGCTCCCTGAGCCTTGTGGATCGTGACTGCATAAGCGAGTCTGAGAGGAATCTGCTCCCTGTTGAACCCCTCTAGATCTTCACTCGCCCATGAAGCCCGTTCAATGATGATCACCTCGCCATTCTTGAATTTCACCATAGGCAAGGGTTCTGGTCCATCACAGAAGCGCTCGATAACACCTCTGGAGCCATTCACAAGGCCGTGCTCAACATCCTTATTTGTCAAGAGCATCACCTGTGCACCCACCCTCAGAGTGAGTTCTGGAACATAGGCACCATTCTTGTCCATCTTTTCTAAAGCCCTGGTCTTATCCTGTTCTGAAGCATGGACTGCAAATGCAGCAGGCGAATACACTGTCTTGGCCTTGAATGTCACGTCAGGTCCCTCACACTTCTTGAGCTGGGTCATATTGATCTGTTCTACGTCAGCGCGCCTCGTAAAGAGTAGGGTCGGCTTTATCTCCAGCTTCTTCCAGCTATTGTTCCGCCTTGTCTCTAAGATCGCAATGGATTCCTGGCTAAGCTTCCCTTTTCTCGCCTCCTCCAGAATCTTTAAGAATACAGGGTCACTCTGCCTGTGAACGGTGTTTAAGATTACATAGTCCTGAATAACAGTCTTCCATACTTCGGCTTCAAAGACAAACATGTTCTCCTGCTCCTTATTAACAGGGGGTAGTTGGTACATATCACCTACCAAGATCACCTGGAGTCCGCCAAAGGGTCTCTTATTCATATTCTTTCTGACACCGCGTCCAATCAAGTCAAGCTTATCCAAGAGATCAGGTGTCATCATGCTCACCTCGTCAATGATCAGACAATCCATAGAAAGCCAATTCTTCTTTGCCTTGAATGATTTCTTAATCTTGCTCACGATGATGTCGGCGCTCTCCTTACCAAGGCCAATTCCTGCCCACGAATGTAAGGTCTTGGCCCCTTTACCCAGGAGTAGGGCTGCACACCCTGTCATTGCCGTCAGAGCAACGTCCTTACCTTCCCTATTCAGTGCCTCCACAATGCTGCGTATTACATAGGATTTCCCGGTACCTCCCGCTCCTGTGAGAAAGAATGATTTCCCTGTTACAGCAAAGTATACTGCTCTTTTTTGATCTTCATCCATTTGGTGTACTATATAATGAGAGTCAGTGCGAAGCAATTTTTATAGTTGGCTAGAAAAGATGGGTGGCGGTCAATCAACCCCAGATCCACCTCCAGAACCAAGTGATACACCAACAGGAACTGATACTCCCTCTAGCACACGGACTCCTACAGGCACTAGAACTCCAAGTATAACTCCAAATATCTCAGATGCCACAACATATACAATGTCAGTTTCTGCCTTTAGATCTAGAAGTCCATCAGCCAGTTCATCATATACTTTATCAAGATCTCCTTTGAGATCTCCATCTACAAATCCAACTACCACCGCAATACCACTTATTCTTTGTGGGAATAATGCTAGATATGAAGGAATCTGGAAAACACACTACACTGCCGGTGCTGCGCCATATTCCATAACGAATTGCCTAACTATAGTCTATGCAGAGGTAGGCAAAATCATACAATTTACTGAAGTATCTCAAGACACCAATCCCTGTTGTGATAGTGTCTATATATACGATGGGCCTACTATCTCTTCTCGACAACTAGTCCATCTCTTTGGAACTTCAAGACAGTATCCTTACAATTGGACATCAACCAGTAATTCAATGACCATACAATTCACCTCCTTTACATCTACAACGCATAAGGGTCTTGTTGCCTCCATAAAGTTTTTGAGCGGTCCTTCTGCTACTTCATCGGCAAGTGCGTCTCAATCATCCCTGGAGTCTGCTTCTTTATCTACATCGTCCAGCACTTCGCAGAGTCCATCTATATCTGCTGAAGCGTCTTATTCGACCACTGGTTCACAGAGCGTATCTACATCACCTGAACTTTCATATTCGGCCACTGGTTCACAGAGTGTATCTAACAGTGCATCGGCAAGTTTTTCCCAGACCACTTCAGAAAGTGAATCTAGTACAAATTCACCGTCTTACTCCATCAGTATCTCAGAAACTCATTCTACCTCAGGATCACCCTTACCTTCAGATCCTGCTTCTCAGACTCCAAGCTATTCACAGAATTCTATCTCAGCATCCACTTCAGATTCTTCCAGTCCTTCTCCTACGTTCTCATCAAGCTCAGCCTCATCTAGTTCTGCATCAAGCTCACCCTCTATATCAGCTTCAGGCAGCCCCTCTGGATCTCCTTCTCAGTCAACCACAATGTCCCAGACAACATCTCAAATTCAAACGGCCTCTCTATTAGATACGGTGTCTCAGATGTCAACGGAGTCGTATACGTGGTCATTCTCCCAGGAATCTAGTCCATCGCCGAAACCGTCGTATACGCCCTATTTCACAGTGTCACCAAGTCAAAGTTATTCTATTAGCGGACCAACCCTAACTCCCAGCGCCTTTCCCACTGCGCGTCCCAGAGGCCCTCCACCACCCCTACCAAATCTGCAAAATATGAGCCTAGACAATTTAAAGGATCTCCTTTCAGATCTCTCTTATTACAACCCATCTCAGATCCAAGGATCTCTTAATAATGTCGGCTTTGCTGCCATGCAACAGTCCGGTGGAGAATTTGCAGCTAGTACTTCTGCATTTGATATGAAGATGAAGGCGATTGATACTAGCGCGGCAGCATCTATGCAAGTCGGTTCTACCAATCTCTCGCTACCCCCACTAGGCTCTCTAGGAACTGGACTCGCCGCGTCCATGATCCAATGGACATCTAACCCCTATTCAAGTCTGAGTTCTGAAGCGATAGATTCGCCCCCGCTTTCTCTGAATATCCTAGATTCCACAGGCAGTGCCATATCTGTGAAAAATCTGACCACGCCCATCTCATTTAACTGGGCTTTAAACACATCCGATCCCAAGTTCCATACACCCCCCTTCTACTTTGCAAGATGTGATACTAGTCAACTCTTTCAGAAATCTGGTGATACCCTAGCTCTCTCAACACGAGCAGTTAAGACGGGTACTGCTTCCTGGCTAGTACCCTGTCTTCTTGGTCTTTGGAAACAACTGAACTGTACGGATACGGGACCATACTCCATTCAGACATATCAGTGTCCAACGCCTATCTTCAGACCAAGCTGTCTTTATTGGTCTACTTCACAGAGCAAATGGTCCACTGACGGCTGTATAACGACACTAGTAAATGGAACAATATCATGTGCCTGTACACATTTGACAGATTTCACAACCCGTATTGACGCGATGGCCGAAGCAAATAAAGAGTTATTTGCAAATGCTGCAAACGTCTATTCCTTATCTGGTCTCCTGCTATACGCACAATGGTTTGGCATTTTCGGGGGTATTGCCGCTCTGACGATACTTCTTGGCCTCTTATCCATGCGCATTGACACACTGACTACGAAAAAGTATGTAAAGAGTCTATGCCAGGATACTACAATTAGAGCCGTCTTTGAAAATGCTCCCAATACTGCCATTTACACCTTTGACGCGAAATCCACTAAAGCCGGTACAAAACTAGAAAAGAAAAGGGTCCTTAATTCTTCTCTAGATAATTCACAAGTTAACACGAAACCTCTCAGCCTCTGTCAGCGTGTCATGCAACAACATAGCCGTGTACAATTCCTCTTTCGATATGATCCCAGGTTAGCACGTGTCTTTCGTCTACTTGCCCTATTTACAATCCAGTATCACTCTCTTTTCATAACTGCCCTTTTTTACGGATTCACATACGGTGCATCTGGAAAAGAGGGTATGTTATGGTATGATGTTCTTGCTCTATCCATTATCACAAGTCTTCTGAACTTCCCAGTTGTCTCCATTATTCTCTCATCTCTCGGTAAGATTGGTCTTGCAGAATTCAAATACAAGTTCCCTTTACTACACGAAGAATACATGCGCAGATCACGTTTTGAGAAGTATGCTCTAAAATATATTGAAAATAGGGAGGCTTCAAAAGGTACTGACGATACTACCGTTGATAAGAGTACTCTAGACAAGGCCGAGGCTTTAGCCGTGATGGATAGTGGTGGAGACGAGGAATCGCTACTAGATCTCGCTCTGATGTATCTCTGTTGTAAACCCCCTAAGGATGAGGATGACGAAGGGTCTGAAACTAAACTTCTTAATAGAATGAGCCAGAAGGAGCTACTTGTAAAGATGATCACTATTTTCAAGGCCAAGTATCCTCCATGTGAAGTCTATGATTCTTTCTGGAGTTATATGCCATGTCACACAACGGAGGCATGGCTATTTCTCATATGCTCAGGTGGATGGCTAGCTTGGTGTCTAAATTATCTCTTACTCTTTGCAGCTAGCCACCCTACATCTGTAGGCCAAGAAATCATCATTAGCTATGCTACATCTGAACTAACGACTGTGTTTATAACACAGCCTTTGACTATTTTAGTTACATACGGTATCTTCAAGTTAACACAAAGGTATGGTCTGTCATTACCGAAATTCATACAACGCTTTGTCATCATTAGAATAAAAAAGGGAGTACCACCCCTCTTTCACTTTAGTAACCCATGGTCTCATCTGGAAGCATCTTCTTTAACATCAAGATTTGCCTATAGTCTCTTTGTAAAATGCCCTGCTGCAGCCTCTAATACCAATGAACTTGCCTATGCACCCACAAAGGCGATTGTCCATAACGACGATCATGAGGAAGTGTGTCCAGTAGAGGAGCTCTATAAGGAGATCATGGGCGTCAAGGCAGACTTGGAGTTGCGAAATGTGTAAGATCAGATAAAGAATCTAGGAAGCCTACCCAAGACCTTCCAAATACTAACTGGAGTCTCATGGGATAAATCTAAGATTTCTCCCTCGGCCTTTGTTAACGTTACCTGTCCATCAATTGTGATTCGGCCATCTTTCTTTGCCGAGTCAGTGAGAGTCTTATTGATTTCCCAGAGAGAACACTTACTCGCCACCATATTCTTCTTAGCCCATGGTCTAGCTCGTTCATGGAGTTTAAAGGTCTGAGCCCAGACATCTGCTGCTATCGGATTCTGAATCTGCTGATCCAGAGAGATAGCTCTGCTATAGAGGTGCTTGGCATTGTGTGCAATTTGCTCAACCATTGTATGAATATTCTTCATAGAATCGTTGATTGTTCCATCGTCCTCTGATTCTATGTCAGACATCTATTGTAGTATATGGAAGTAGTTTGTAATTCTGAAGCAATTTTTTGACTATAGCTTCGCTTGTAGCTTCGCTTGTAGCTTCGCTTGTAGCTTCGCTTGTAGCTTCGCTTGTAGCTTCGCTTGTAGCTTCGCTTGTAGCTTCGCTTGTAGCTTTACT